TCTTCTGGAGACATGGATGCTGATGCACTGTCAGCAGAAGAAATGGAAGCGCCGCCAGAAGAGCCAGGTATGGAGGGCGGAGTAGCTGGCCCGGTCAACGCAGCGATGCCCGGCGCACCGGCTGCAGGTGGCGCACCCGGCGGTACTGGAATGTAACCCAAAGATAAATAGATATATGAAGCTATTAGAAATGTTCGACGCACCGGTCGCAGGTTATCAAGATGTAAACGATGATAACTCTAAACCAAAGTGGAAAGAATCCCGCAAGACTAAATTAACACTTCGTCAAATCAGAAAACTCCGTAAAATGATGGACGTTCGTAATTTTGAACGCCAGGAATATCTAAAGAAGGTCCACGATCAATACTCCGTACCCGCTGAAGCTGCCGAAGGCGCAATGCCCTCATTATAATTGTTTTCCTCTTAATTTCTCACATAGGGATAAATAAGTGTATGAATATACACTTTCCCACTCCGTTTAGCCAATTTAATTTAGATCGTTATATTAGATTTATATCCAGCTGCCCAATATTAACTGGTCCTGGAACAGAGACACACCACATATTACCAAAGTGTATTGGCGGCACAGACGATACTGAAAATTTAATAACAATTCCGGCATCCTGTCATTTTATAGCCCATTGGATGCTGTGGAAGGCATATAGGTCGACGCCTGGACTTTCATACGCTTTTAATCTGATGGCAACACCTAATAAAAATCATACAGGGAGAACACGGAAAATAAACAGCAAAACTTATTCATTACTCAAAGCTGATAAAAGTGCGGCTCAATCACAGAAGAATAAAGATAGATGGAATGATCCGGTGTGGGCGACTCGGCAGAGTGCTATACTTAGTAAGGCAGCATCTACTCCGGCGGAAAGTAGTAGGCGTAGTGCTAATGCACTAAAAGTCAATGCAGTTTACAAAGAAAAACGGTCCGCGGCACACATAGATAGGTGGAACGACCCGGCATGGGCTGAATCTACTAAACAAAAAATGAAGGATAAATGGAAAGAAGTAGAATGGGCAAAACAAAATAAAAAACGTATTGTTGACTTCAATCTATTGAAAAGAATACCGATTATAGTAGATGGTATAGAATATCCAAGTGCCGAAGAGGTATCTATCAAATTCAATATTACTAAACCAGCAGTGCGCTACCGAATAAAGTCCTCAAACTTTCCTACCTGGTTATATACTCCACCAAAAGTGCTAAAAAGACGTAGTTAATACGCTCTTTTATATACTACGTTATAAATAACTGTAGCAAGCCATTAACACTAGGAGATTCCAATGGACAACAAAAAGTTTGAGCAACTCATTCAGCTTATCACGAATGAAAATGAAGAACAAGCCCGTGCATTATTTCACGATATCGTAGTTGAGAAATCACGCGAAATCTATGAATCAATGATGGACGAAGAAATGGGTGGGGGACTTGGCGGACAAGTAGGTGATTTCCAAGATGAAATCGCATCCGAAGAACAAGGAATGACTGAAGAAGATGAAGACGGCTTCGGTGATTTAGGCGACGAAGGCGACGAAGAAGAAATCTCTCTTGACGGCGACGAAGAAGACTTCGGCGGCGAAGAAGGTGACTTCGGAGCAGAAGGCGGCGAAGAAGGTCTTGAAGACCGCGTTGTTTCTCTGGAAGACAAGCTTGATGAATTGATGGCTGAGTTCGAAGAACTTATGGCTTCTGAAGAAGGCGAAGAAGAACACGCAGGCGGCTTCGGTGACGAAGAAGGCGACGGTTCTATCGAAGGCGCTGACGACATGGGCGACGAAGAAGACATGGGCGGCGAAGAAGACTTCGGTGCTGACGAAGAAGAAGGTGCTATGATGGAAGCTGTTCAGTTGAAACAGGTCGGCGGAAGCACTTACAATAAGTTCGGTACTATGGGCGACAACGGCGCTAATACAAAGAGCATCGCTTTGACTAAGCCAAAGGTCGTTTCAACTGGTGCTAAGCCTGTTAACGTCACTGGCTCTGCTGAATCAGTTCCTACAAGCCCTAAAGCTCCTAGCAACTACGGCACAAAGGGCGAAACACAAGTCAAGGGTGCTGGAAACTTCAAAAATTCTCCAGGACAAAATGCAGGTAAGACTTCTTTCAAGGAAAAAGTATCAGGTGGTTTCGGAACAAAGACTCCACAAGGTAAAGAAGTCGGCGCAGGCGGTAGTGTGTCACAAAACGACAAGAGCATTGTCGGTGAGTCACGCAGAACTCGTAAATAATTAAGTGTAATGGCTTACCTTAAGGAAAGTGTATGATGTCATACAGTAATAGGCTCATTCAGTGAGTGAGTCTATTTTCTAAGTAAACCAATAAACATATGTCTAAACAATTTTTATCAGAATATATCACTCCTAGTCTTTCAAAACAAACAATTGTTATGGAAGAATCTGAGGATGCGTTCGGAAATAAAGGCAAGCAGTTATACATGAAAGGTATTTTCATCCAAGGAAATATCCGAAATGCTAATGAGAGAGTATATCCCTCACATGAAATTAGAAATGCTGTTAATACGTTAAATGAGCAACTATCAACTGGCTACTCGGTACTAGGTGAAATTGATCACCCTGATGATCTGAAAATTAATTTAGATAGGGTCAGTCATTGTATAGTTGAGATGGCTATGGATGGTGATAACGGTTTTGGTAAATTAAAGATTTTACCTACACCGATGGGATCACTTGCTAGAACAATGCTAGAATCTGGAGTTAAACTAGGTGTTTCAAGTCGAGGCTCGGGAAATGTTAACGAGTCTAATGGACAGGTAAGTGACTTTGAAATAATAACAGTAGATATTGTAGCACAACCGTCTGCTCCTAATGCCTATCCTAAGGCGATATACGAGGGGATTGGTAATACCCGATACGGGCACCGCGTGTTTGATTTAGCTAAAGAAGCAGCTGGCGACAAAAAAGTACAACAATATCTTCAAAAAGAAGTGATGCGCTTAATCCGAGAATTAAAATGGAAATAAAGCCATCTTCTTTTGTCTATAAATGGACTCATTTGCCAACCATGAATTGGTATATAGGTTCGCGGACGGCAAAAGGATGTCACCGAGATGATGGATATCTATGCTCTAGCAGAGTAGTTAAGCCGATGTTACTTGAAAATATCAGTGATTGGAAACGTGAAATAATTGCTACAGGTTCTCCGCAAGAAATGAGAGAGTTAGAGGCAGAAATATTAGACTTAGTTGATGCTAAGAATGATCCTAGAAGTTTTAATCAACACAACGGAGATGGCAAATTTTCTGCATCTGGTAACCCTTTCGGAAACTGCGGTGCCCCAAAGGGAACGCTACCATGGAATAAAGGGCTAACTAAAGAGTTAGATACGAGAGTTTCTATAAACGTCAAAAAAGCAAGCGCATCGCGGATAGGCAAAAAACGCAACATTGTTGTTTGGAATAAAAACATAATCAAAACAGTTGATAACAATCTTCCTTGGAAAGGTGTTTACATTGACCCTAATGGCGAAATGTTCTTAACTACAGTTGAGGCATCAAAAAAACACGATGTTCATCGGATGACAATATTCAGATGGGCAAAGTTAGGTAAGAATGGATGGAAATTCATTCCTAAAACACTCGTGGATTCGGAGTTATACGAATCAATACTAAAAAGGGAAAAAGCATGAATATAAACGATGCTATTAAACCCCTCTTGGAAAGCGGATTGATTAATGAAGATGTTTCACGGGCTATTAACGAAGCTTGGGACATTAAATTATCTGAAGCAACTGAAGAGGTCCGTGCAAGTTTGAGAGAAGAATTTGCCGGCAGGTACGAACATGATCGTACGGTGATGGTAGAAGCCCTTGATAAGATGGTTACAACCGGACTGACTGAAGAAATTCAAGAATTTCAAACAGAACGTCAGGCAATGAACGAAGACCGTGTGAAGGCGCAAGTCAAACTGCGCGAGACTGCTACTCGTTTCAATGATTTTATGGTGACTAAACTCGCTGAAGAAATCAAGGAAATCCGTACAGATCGTAAACAACAAAATGAAAGTCAAGAAAAGCTGGAACAATTTATTGTCCACGCTTTGGCACGTGAAATCAAAGAATTCGCGCAAGACAAACAAGCTGTTGTTGAAGCAAAGGTTAAGTTAGTTGCTGAAGGCCGTAAACAACTCACAGCATTGAAGGAACGTTTCGTTACCGAATCTGCCAAGAGATTGAATACAGTCGTAACTGCTCAACTCAAGGGTGAATTAGGTCAGTTGAAGGAAGATATCAAGTCTGCACGTGAAAATGCATTTGGTCGTCGTCTATTCGAAGCGTTTGCAAGTGAATTCTCAGTTACTCATTTAAATGAGAAAGCTGAAACTCGCAAGCTAGTGGCCCAATTAGAACAGAAAGATCAAAAGCTTTCTGAATCTGTCGCACTGAACAAGAAGGCAAAGACCTTACTTGAAAACAAGGAACGTGAAGTTCGCATCATTAAAGAGTCTAATATTCGTGAGAAGATTATGACTACGCTGCTTGGATCGTTAAATACGGAAAAAGCAACGGTAATGAAGGACTTACTAGAAAGTGTTAATACTGCAAAGTTGCAAACATCTTTCGACAAGTATCTACCTGCAGTTCTTAACACTGGTTCTGCGAAGTCTGGAAAGACTGCGCTTAGAGAAACAGTTAAGGAAGTGACCGGGGATAAAGCTGCTAAACAAGCACCAATTGATATGGAACAACGTGATAACGTTATCGATATCAAACGCTTGGCAGGGCTATAAATTAGACATATTAGGAGAACATACATGTCAAAAGTATTATTAGAAGGCCGTTGGAACGAGACCAAAGAAGCCCTGTTAGAAGGTTTAAAAGGAACTCGCCGTTCAACAATGGGTGTTATTTTAGAAAACACCAAGAAGCAACTACTGTCTGAATCTTCAGTCGGTACAACTACAGCTGGTAACATCGCAACGTTAAATCGCGTGATTCTTCCAGTTATCCGTCGTGTTATGCCAACCGTTATCGCTAACGAATTGGTAGGCGTTCAGCCAATGACAGGACCAGTCGGTCAGATTCACACATTACGTGTTCGCTATGCTAACTCTTTAACAGACCACAGCGCAGCATCCACAAACGTGACAGCTGGTCAAGAAGCTCTGAGCCCATTCATGATCGCTCAAGCATATTCGCGTCAGCCAAGCGGCGTTGCAGGTGATACAGCTACTGGCTACACTGGCAACAACACTGCTGCTCTTGAAGGTAACGGCGGTCGTCAGATCAGCGTTCAAATTCTAAGACAAGCAGTTGAAGCTAAGTCACGCAAGTTGCAAGCACGTTGGACGTTTGAAGCAGCGCAAGATGCTCAAGCACAACATGGTATCGACGTAGAAGCAGAAATTATGGCTGCTCTTGCTCAAGAAATCACTGCTGAAATCGATCAGGAAATTCTCCTGTCGCTTCGCACTCTGGCTTCTACTGAGTACACGTTCAATCAAGCTACCGTTTCTGGTACAGCTACATACGTTGGTGACGAACACGCTGCTCTAGCTGTTCTTATCAATCGCGTTGCTAACCTGATCGCTCAACGCACTCGTCGTGGCGCTGGTAACTGGGCCGTTGTTAGCTCTGCTGTTCTGACTGTTCTACAGTCTGCAACAACATCAGCTTTCGCTCGTACTACAGAAGGTACATTCGAAGCTCCAACTAACACTAAGTTCGTTGGTACACTGAACGGCGCTATGCGCGTGTTCGTTGACTCTTATGCTCCTGACACAACACCTGTGTTAGTTGGCTACAAGGGTACGTCAGAAACAGATGCAGCGGCATTCTATTGCCCTTACATTCCGTTGATGAGTTCTGGTGTTGTTCTTGATCCGAACACATTCGAACCAGTCGTTTCGTTTATGACAAGGTACGGGTACATCGAGCTTACTAACACTGCATCGTCGTTCGGCAATGCTGCTGACTACGTTGGGGAAGTTGCAGTAGCGAACCTCACATTTCAATAAAATGGAATGGTTATCGCAGCGAGAGAAGCGATTACAACAAAAAGGGTACTTCGGTACCCTTTTTAATGGATATATTTATTGGAAAGTTAGATTACGGACTAAATAGATGTATGATAGACAACATAGAGAAGAAAGTGAAAGCAGAGGTACTTGACTCTTGGTTGTTGCAGGGGTGGAAGCTTGGTGGCCGCAAACGTCTGGCACAATAAAAACTGCACGCGCAGACTAAATATAATACACCCTCGGGATGGGGAGTTCAGCAGGCTCCGGCCTGCTTTTTTTGGGATAAATAGTATATGACAAAAAAACATGACGCAAATTTAATTAAGGCAGCAGCCAGAGATTCTCTACATACCAGTAAGAGAAGTTCAAAATGGCCGGCAGTTCAGAAAAGGCACCTGAAAGCTAATCCGACATGTGCGGCATGTGGTGCCATTGATAAGCTTGATGTTCATCATATGAAACCATTCCACCTGCATCCTACTTTGGAACTTGATCCTACTAATCTTATCACTCTCTGTATGGAAAATGACTGTCATCTATATGTAGGCCATGGTGACAATTTCAAAGCTTACAATCCCAACGTTCTGGAAGATTCAGCAACAGTTTTAGCCGGGAAAGACAAACTAAAGGCCGTGTTGAAAGAAGTTGCTGCGTCTGCCAAAACAGCGAGACTATTCGAATGAGTCTAATTACCGTGGCGAATTTAACGTTCCAGTAATAACATGTCAATAATAATTGGCCCTGGAATATCTATTGGTCCCGGAATCTCGGTTGATCCACAAAATCTACCGTTTGCCAGCCCGGAATCCGGGATTGACCCGTATTTTGCATCGGTGATTCTGCTGCTTCATGCTGAAGGACCGGACGGATCTACAGCCATAACTGATGTAAGTACCAGTATGCAATCGTTAACTGTAGCCGGTAATACCCACGTTAGCACCAGTCAATTTATGTTCGGGGCAGCATCATTTGTATTTGACGGCACCGGGGATAGAATCGATTTTAATATGCCAATTGCGGAATCCGGGGCATTTACCCTTGAAGGATGGGTACGACTTGCTGCTCACTCAAATTATCGAACGATTATATCTCAAGGCGGCGCGCCAGGGCTATTTATTAACCCATCACGAAAATTAGCATGGTATGCGGGTGGCGATCATTGTGTCTCACCCTCAGCATTGGTAATTGGTACTTGGCATCACTTCGCAGTTACTCGCCACCCGGTTGATCTTGTTATCAGAACGTTTTTAGATGGGGTAGTATCACCCACTACCTATGTTAATACTGATCCTCTGGCAATCGACTGTATCGGGGGTCACGGTTCACTAGAATCAATAAACGGCAACCTGGATGACATTAGAATTACTGATGGAATATGTAGATACACTGCTAATTTCATGCCGCCGACTGAAGCATACCCTAATTTTTAAATAGCAGCAGAATATTCCGGTAAAACGAAGATAAATTGATTTTTTTGTTAACGGTTACGGTAGCATAAATATATGCTAATACAATACTACCGGAGTGCCCATGCCATTTATCACAATCTATCTCGCCTTCGCAAATACTCCGTTTGCCTGTAATTAACCTTTACGAGCATGGCAGCGGATAAATTCAACTCAGTAGGCGGATACTCCGTTGGTATCCCGCCTATTAATGTTATCAGTGACACCGGTAACATCACTGCCTCGGTAGTCACTGCCAGCCGAATTAATTCACCGCACTTCGTCGGTAATTTGTATGGTAATGTATTTGGGTCTTCCTCTACATTAGCAGCAGTGACTATCGCCAGCACTGAACCAGCTGATCCTGTTACCGGTATGATGTGGTGGGATAGCTCGACTGGTACATTGAAAATATTTTCAGGAACTTGGGTGGAAGCAGGGTCACCTGCAACAGTTCGTTATTCTTTCACCAGCAGTACCACCTGGCTTGTTCAACATAACAGAAATACAACAATATTTAGTGAGACTTTGACTGATAGTTCGGGTCAAAGATTCAACGCGGGGATAAATATAATAGACGAAAACAGTTTTGAAGTAGTGATGACAGAGGCTACATCTGGCGCCGTCGATGTAATATTTAACTAACATGATTATAACTATTTCAAAACGTGAACTTCATCTGGCAGCATTTATCAAAGCCTCTGGGGCAAAGTTCATTGATTACAAATCAGGTGTTTTCATTTTTGAAAGTGAAACATCAGAAGTTGAATATAGAGTAGCACACAGCAACTCAGAGGCACTCCGCGTTGACCGCGAACTGTTCACACTTAAATCATTCTTTTATAAAGAATAGCATCTTATACTATTATCCTTTGACTTTCGGAATAAATAATTAATACCGAGAAGAGACAGGCGAAGAGCAAATCACATTGAGTTTCATTGAAACTAGACTTGCACATATTAAAAGGATATAAAAATGGCAAATTTTCCAAAGTTCCATGGTATCACCATGGCCGCAAACAGCTGGATCGAGCAACTATACGTTGAGCGTTTAGCTTCAGACCCAGTTCCACTTCAACCAGGTCGTATCTGGTTCAACACCGCAGACAAGAAGTTACGTTATTCATCGTTAGATGCAGGCGGCGCTATCGTTGTTTTTGATTTCGCAGTTCCACAAGACTTCGCTGATGCTATCGCAGCAGCAGAATCTTATACAGACAACAAGATTGCTGCTTTAGTTGCATCAGCTCCTGCTATTCTTGACACATTAAAAGAATTAGCAGACGCTATCGGTTCTGACGCAAATTTCGCGTCAACAATCGCAAAAAATATCGCTGATGCTAAAACAGCAGTTGAAGCAGAAGTTAATGCAGTTGCAGCTAGTGTTACAGCAGAAGCATCTACAGCAAGAGCAGCAGAAGGCACTTTAACTACTAACTTAGCATCAGAAGTTTCCCGCGCTACCTCAGCAGAAGGTGCATTAGGTAGTCGTGTTGCAGTTTTAGAAGGCAGCGCAACCTCTTTAGGTGGTAGTTTAGCAGCAGAAGTTACTCGCGCAACTGGTGCAGAAGGCACTTTAACTACTGCATTAGCAAGTGAAGCAACAGCCCGCACAACAGCAGATACAACTAATGCAAATGCAATTGCA